CACGCTGAAGCCGACTTGATAATGGATATAATGGACGCAGCACTGGCCCAACATATGCGGGGTGAGGTATGAGTAATTGGGTTGATTCAGAAGCAGAAGTGAAGCCACAAGTCAGGCGGAAGGTTTTAGCCTATTGCCCTGCTTGGTGCGACAGTGGGTATCAAGTGTGTTTTTGGGATGGGAAGGTTTTTATGTACGAAGAACAGCCCAATAATGACTTCCACACTTACGTCAACGCTTGGACTATATTTTTAGAGGCTGAATAGATTGACCTTAACAAAGATATAGAACGATAGAGGTGAGATATGGCGAGTTGTGAGAAATGCTGGAGAGAAGCTGGGGGCAGCGCAGAGCGGTATGCCGAACTCATTAAAATTAACGGCTGCTCACCAGAAGAGCAGGCTGGCGGGGTTGACGCTAAGCATTGTCCTAAATGCAAAAAGAAAACTGTGCATGTTTATGTGCAAAGGTGCATGAACCCTGACTGTGTGTATAACCCGGAGGAAATAATATGAAACATAAAAGAGCAGATTTAATCATGGCCTATGCAGTAGAGGCCCAAACCAGTGAAACACCGTGGGATATATTTGAAGAATCACTCAACCCGCTTTGCTCTTGGCATCCTTGTATAAAGGAGCCAGTGTGGGGAGGCCCGTGCAATTACCGCCTCAAGCCAAAGACTCCGGTAATAGACTGGAACAAGGTGAACTACGATATTGTGCCGGTTCGAGCAGAAAACACCCAACACGTTTACTACCATGAACCAAACATAGGGAGTAGGGGCTTAACCCTAGTCACAGGCAAGCAGATAGCTTGGACTGGTGGGGACTGTCCACTACCTGAAGGGGTGGTGGTTGAGTGCGTATTCAGAGATTACTTCGAGACTACGATCCTTGAGGCAACGGAACTCAAATGGACGCATGACGGAGCGCAAGACGACATCATCTGGGTTGAAGTCGTAGGGCTAGGGGAGGGATATTCGTGGGGTGAGGTGCCCGGAACTTTGGGAACTGAATGCTGGCATGGGGTTTCTGGTGAACCCTGCCCGGACTGTATCAAAGAATATCACGAAGATGAACTGGTGATGGCGCTAAAGGCTACAATTGCAGAGTTGCGTAAAGAGCTTGATGAGGCCAACGGGGTGATCAGATGAGTGAGATTGTGAGCAATGAGGGGCTCTTAAAGCTGGATAATGAGAACTGTAAGTGCCTGATAAGGATTAACCACGATATAGAAAGGGGTGAGAAATAATGCAGACTGAAGAAGAGTACCAAGCGGAGCTAATCTTGTATGCCATTGTCGAAGAGACTGGCATAGGACATTCAATAGACGAAGATGAGGTGACAGAATGAACAAAACATTCGAGGAGCATATGCGTACATGCAACACGGACAGAATGCTACTAGTTGCTAAGCAGCACACGCGCTTTCCAGCAGACTACAGGGACATTTATCAAGAGGCTTTGCTGAAGGCATGGGAGCACACCGACAGTTTCAGGGGTGAAAGTACCTTTGAAACCTGGATTTCCCGAATCATAATCAATTCTGCTCATAATTGGGACACTAAAAAGGCTCGTAACCCTGAAGCAGATGTTGACATTGACGAAATAGGGGAATATGAGCTAGGTTTTTATAGTTCTCCGGAGGAGGAGTGCATAGCTGAGGAGCTAGAGCAGGCGATCAATGCAAATCTGAATGATTTAAGCACAAAGGAGTTGCGTTTGTGGCAATTACGCGCACAGCTGCTTACATTTGAGGAGATATCTGAGCTGTTAGGCGTTGAACCAAGTACAGTACGTACTAGATACCAAGCAATTCTAAATAAAGTATCTAATATAGCGTATCCAAGAGATTACAAGAGGCGTATTTAGTTATTTAGTAGGTTTATAGTTAGGTGTATAGTTAGTTATCTAGTTATATACCTTTCGTTTTTAGTACTTAGACAACTTTTTGAGCGTTTTGTCTGGTTTTAATTTATTTATTTTTATTTCCAGACATTATTGTTAATTAGTTGTCTAACTAATACAAATGAGAGAAAACTATGAAAGAAGTTAAACCCAGTGGTCAATGCATACGCAGAGAACCCTGTCCGCACTGTCCCAGTAGTGACGCTGTGCAGATATACGAGCGTGAAGATGGAACAGAAGATGGTTTCTGTTTCGCCTGCAGTAAATTCGTAGACAAGGGCAACAGTAAGCCCATCAAGGTTGAGAGGGAAGAGACAGCTATGACAGTAGATGTACAGAAGTTACCTTGCAGAGCGTTACCAGACAGAGGCATCACTAACGCCACTGCTAAGGCGTTCGACGTAAGGGTGGCAGTTGACCCAAAGGATGGGAAAACTATAACGCATCACTTCTATCAGGACACCAAGGATGGTAAGCCTGTAGGATATGAAGTAAGAGAAGTTGCTAGCAAAGAGTTTAGGTCTAAGGGTGATCGCAAAGGTGCCCTAGACTTATGGAACCAGAGCCGCACCTCAGGTGGGCGCAAGTTGTTCATCACTGAAGGTAGATGCGATGCAATGGCCCTGTATCAGGTTGTACTGGATAATACGCCAGCTAAGTACAAGCATTACTTGCCTAACGTAGTGTCCCTTACACGCGGTTCTAGCGGTGCTGCTAAGGACATTGTTAATAACATCAACTTCCTGAACAAGTACGAAGAGGTTATCCTCTGCTTTGATCAGGATGCAGCGGGTGCAAAGGCAACTAAGGAAGCCCTTAAGGTTTACCCTAATGCTAAGGTAGCAACCTACTCTGAGAACGATCCTAACGCTATGCTGTTAGCTGGTAAAGCTAAGGAATTATATCAGGCATGCGTTTGGAACAGTACAGTAGAGCGCATGGGTGAAGTGGTTGATGTGCACGACATCATTGAATCTGCTATGCAGAAGCCTGCAATGGGGATTAGTTTCCCTTGGCCTACTGTCACTAAGGCGTGCTTTGGTATACGTCCCGGCACTATTCACTGCGTAGGTGCAGCCCCTAAAATAGGTAAGACTGATCACCAGCACCAGCTAGTGCATCATCTTGCTCTGGTAGAGAAGGTTAAGGTAGGTGTATTCGACCTTGAGAACAGCCCTGTACGCACAGCTAAGAAGCTGGCTAGCAAAGAGGCTAAGGTTGACTTCACTAGACCTGACAAGGAGTACAGCGACGACCTGTTACGTGATTCTTTGCTAGCCTTTGAAGGCATGGTGCGCTTCTATGATCGCTGCGCCAGCAGGGACTGGGAGGATATACGGGTAGCAATCCAGGAAATGCATATCTTGGATGGCATCAACATATTTATTCTTGATCCTTTAACTGCGCTGGTATCTCGGTATGCATCCTCTGAAGCTAACGACAAACTGAATGAAATTGCTACTGACATGGCGGATCTGGTACAGAGTTACCCGATTACTATCTTCACGTACAGTCACGTTAACCCCAAGCCAAAGGGCAAGAAGACGCACGAAGCAGGGGCTAGAGTGTACAGTAGTGAATTCACTGGTAGTAGAGCCATGGAGAAGTGGTTTCACTACGGGCATGGCATCAGTAGAGACCGTACTGAAGAGTGCCCAGAGGATAGAAAGAATATGTCTGAGTTCTATATGCTGTTTGATAGAGAGTTTGGACAGGGTTACCTAGCTGATGTATACTTTGATGAAGCAACGGTAACATACTTAGAACCTAGTAGGAGATGGTAATGACACGAACACAGACGTACAAGTATGATCCAGAAGTTAGTAGAATAGAAGACTTCTTGAAGTGTATTGACACCCGACTAGGTGAAGACGGTACAACTTATATAAACTGTAAGCTGTGGTTGTGGAGTGTTGAAAGTAAAAACCCCATAATCACACTTAGGGAGGCATACCACTACTGGGAGCAATACGCCGATGATGGGGAATACCACTCAATAATAGGCGATATGTTATGAATTCTTCTGAAGAACGTACGCAGTCTCTGAAAGTTCACAAGTACAAGTGCAACGCCTGTGGTAAAGAGTACATCCGAGAATCAGAAAAGAAGTGGATGCCTAGTTACTGTGGTACGATGGACTGTTTAGCAAGGTTGTACAGGGGTAAATGATGGATTACGTAATAGATATAGAAACGGACGGTATCAATGCGACAAAAATACACTGCATGGTTGTTCAGAAAGTTGGTGAAGGTCTTGGGATTTATGTTGGAGATGACAACATACGTGACTTTCTTCTTGGTCTTAGCAATGATGATCGTCTTATCTGCCATAACGTACGTAGGTATGATCACCCTACTCTGGAGCGAATACTTAAAATTAAGATTCAAGCAGCCTTAGTTGATACACTGGCACTGTCATGGTACCTGTACCCAGAAGTTGCGAAGCATGGGCTAGAGGCATGGGGTGAGCGCCTAGGTGTAGCTAAACCTGAGATCACTGACTGGGAGAACCTTACTGTAGTAGAGTACGTGCACCGCTGCAAAGAAGACGTTAAGATAAACACCCTGTTGTGGGAACAACAAGAAGCTGACCTTAACTTGCTGTACGAGGGCGATCCCAGTAGGCTTATACGGTACCTAGACCTGAAGATGCGCCAAGCGGCCTTACAGGAAGCCTCCAGATGGACGCTAGACGTACCCGCTGCTAGTGTACTACTAGGTACCCTAGAGTCGCTGTACGGCGATTCTACGGCCTTGCTGGGTAAGAATATGCCTAGGATTCCCGTGTATAAGACCAAGAAGGCGTACACAGGTGACCCATTCAATAGGTACGGGGGCACGAATAAGATATTCACCAAGTGGGTAGCATTCTGCACTGAGCAGGGTTACCCAGAAGATCACAAGGAAGATATCACTTTCCTTGACAGCTACAAGGAACCTAATCCAGGTTCTGTACCGCAGGTTAAGGACTGGTTAGAGCAGCTAGGCTGGAAGCCTTGTACCTTTAAGTTCAGTTCAACAGGTAAATCAGTAGCACAGGTACGAAAGGGAGATGAGTTATCTCCTTCAGTGAAGCTGCTATTGTCAGTTCACCCTGAGCTTAAATGCCTTGAAGACATGACTGTAATCAAGGATCGCATAGGTACTGTGAAGCGTTTACTGGACAATGCCGAAGGTGGTACTGTAGAGGCAGCTGTTCAAGGGTTGACTAATACGCTGCGGTTCAAGCACGCTATCTGTGTAAACATACCAAGTGCACGTAAGCCTTGGGGTGCAGAGATACGGGCACTGCTCACTGCTAAGGGGGGTAATGTACTCTGCGGGGCTGATCTATGCAGCCTTGAAGATAGGACTAAGCAGCATAGCATGTACAAGTACGACCCTGAGTACGTAGAAGATATGCAAGCTGATGACTTTGATCCGCACCTTGATCTGGCATTAGCAGCTGGGGCAGTTACACCAGCACAGGTTGCATGGTACAAGGCTGGCAACCGCGAGCCTGCTGTTGTACAGATACGACACAACTACAAAGGAGGAAACTATGCATGCACCTACGGGGTTGGTGTAACTACTCTAGCTTCACAGCTAGGGATATCTAGGAAGGAAGCAGCGGCTATTCACAAGGCGTACTGGAAAAGGAACTGGGCACTGAAGGAGATAGCTAAGGACGCAGTGACTAAGCGCAGCTTGGATAAGATGTGGCTATGGAATCCAGTAGCGGAGTTGTGGTACGTGCTCAGGTCCGATAAGGATATCTTCAGTACACTGAACCAAGGCATGGGTACATTCTGCTTTGATATGTGGGTAGCTTATATCATCAGGCATGTACCGCAGCTAACAGCTCAGTTTCACGATGAAGTTATACTTGAGTGCCAACCAGAGGAGAAGCCAAAGATTATGCAACTACTTTACAATAGTATTCAGGGCGTGAACAACCTATTGAGGTTGAACAGAGAACTAGAGTGCGATGTACAATTCAGTACAAACTATGCAGGTGTGCATTAGGAGGAGTTATGAAGTGTTTTAAATGTGGAGTTGATCTAAGCCATTGGGACCCAACACACGAAGACCCACTT